TAAACCGGTACTATATAAGAACCGGGATAAATAGAATGATCAAACTATACAACCAAGCGACCCCGGAAGAAAAGAAAGCCGGCGCCCAATGGTATGCAGAAGCGCACAAATACGCCGCAGCGCTTGCAATAGAGCACAACACAACCACGGAAACCGCAGCGAAAATAATTAGTATTTTAAGCCCTTCCGTAGAATGGCAACTAAATAAACAACAAGCCGCCGCCATGATTGCAGCCCACAACACCGGAAGCGATCCGGGAAAAGTGATCGTTTCAACATACGACGGGAACAAGTACAAAGCGATCGCCACGCTAAAAAATAAGCCGGTAACATACAAACCCCGGGAAATAAAGAACGGGCAATATACCGGGAAGACCGGAAAGCCACGAACCGCCCGCCCCGGGATCAATAGAGAAACCGCCCTAAAAACGTACGCATTTTTTCAGAACATAAACCAAGGCGAAACCGCAGCCGACTATGTAACGATCGACCGCCACCATTTAAGCGCATTTTTTAAAGATCCGAAGCGCATTAAAAGTTTAACCGCCGCAAGATATGCAGATATAACAGAAGCAACCAAAACCGCAGCCGCTTCCGTCGGATTGAAGCCGTACGAATTTCAGGCAATTATTTGGGAGCAGGTACGAAAGAAACAAGCGCCACAACACACAACACCACAAACAACCATATAAAAAACTATGAACGATCTTAACAAAACACTTAAACAAAGCCGAACCACACAACGAGAGCTTGCAAGAGCTTCAGGAATAAACCACAACCGGATCAATAGACTCTGTTTATATCCTAACGAGATACTACCGAATAAAATAACATACCAGGAAATCAACCAAATAAACGAGGCATTAACCATACTAAACAAAGCGCACCGGGTTAATCTTTATTGGAATAGCGTAGATAATCAAAACGATCCGAGCTATAGAGATCCGGACAGGTGGTAAACTTGCGAGGGTAGGAGGGCAGGAGGGTAGACCAACCACAACCCAACCCAACCAACCGCCCCCGGAAAACCGTAAACAATAGACAAGAGCCCAGGCAACACCGCCCGGGCTTTTTTTATGGATTTTTTTTCCGTACCCGATCCGATAAAGATTTTTTTACTACCTACCCAAACCAAGCCACCCGGAGCCAGGGCAACAGGGGTACCATATTAAACGACGACGAAACGGCGCTATACTACCAAATCTCCCGCAAAAACTAAATTTTTACCAATACCCGTCAACTATAAGGATTTCTACCGTAATGACTTGCATTTCAATAGATTTCTACCTATAGTTTGTCAATTTAAATTTTTACCGTTATGCCCTGGCACAAAAAACGAGAAATACAGAGTCGAGAAGAGCTACTAGAAGAGGTTAAAGTGGTGATAGAATGTCTGCATGCGATCCCCTCTATGTCGGATAAACTTCCGAACTATATCTTCAATAGGATAGAATCAATCAAGGAATACGTTAAAAAACACGGATGGCACGATGAGTGATTTTACAACCAAAGAAAAGATCCAGATACTGAACGATATAGACATATTAGGCAATGTGTCTAAAGTAGCGGAAAAATGGGGTGTGTCTAGACAGAGTATTTACAACTGGAAGTCGGAACGTGAAGAGCTGGATAAGCAGATTGTTATAGAGCAACAAGTCCAGCAAGTAAGAAGCGAGTCAAATTTCGATCCTAACGTCCTAAAAGACCTAAACCAATACCGTAACACTCTTCAACTCATTGGAACGCTAGAGGAGCGAAAAGAGAAGCTATCAGCGAAAGTAGAGTTCATGCTCGTTAAGATTACGAGCTTATTAGAGAATCATCCTGACCTAGACTCGATCCATCCAAAAGATTTAAGTAAGATTATGAAGGATCTACATGACGTGCGCAAAGAGCTTAGTAACGAACCAGCCATTATTATTGAATACAAAAATAAAGTTCGGGAACAAACGCTTCAGGTGCTTCAGGACTTCTTGGACATAGATCAGCTCAAGGAGTTTGCGCAGCGTATGGAGTCAATAGAAGCTGATTACGAGATTTTATGAAAAAGTTAGTACCAATGTGTAATGTCGTATTGACCGAGTTTATAGAGTGCTTTATCTTAGGCGCATCCTATAACTCCTTAACGACAGACTCATCGACAATCTGCAACTCAATCTGTTCTTAATGAAAATGAAGTTATTACGCTTGCGTCAGGTATGGATGTACTCTGACAATCAACCAACGGAGATTATCCTTGCGCTGGCTAATATCTTTTTAGTTCCATTTGCGTTGAGTATGGAGATTGGCACTGGTTTGTTTCTTTCTTTGATACCTGCTGTGTCGGGTATCCATCAAATGATTTGCGTGGCTTCTGACGAGATAAATTGTAGAGTGCGAGCCTCTATGATTTGTCTAGGTGTATACCTAGCGTCAGCAGTTATGTATTTTGTAACGATAGGCTTCCCTAGTCCAACACACTACGGGTGGTTCTTATTTATAATCGCAGCTTTTGGTAGTATGTCTAGACTATCGAGAGAAAAAATATATAAAAACAGTAATGGATAACATCACGCAAATTGTTATTACGCTCGCAACCGTACTGGGCTCCGCTGGAGTCTGGAAGTTCTTTGAAGCTAGGCTTAAAATAAAGGCTGAGCAGAAGGAGAATGAAACCAATAATAGCGACACGATTCAGTATCGTGACGACCTAAAGAACAGGGTTCGTAACCTTGAGAACTTATTGGAAGAGTCATCCGATGAAAAGGATGAGTTGCGAAGTCAAATATTAAAGCTAACAGAGGAAGTATCTGCGTTAAGGATTAAAGTCGAATTCTTGGAGAAAGAGAATGAACGGCTCAAACTCAAATAAAATTAAACGCTACATATTTCCTGAAATGAAAGAAAACTTTATACCTAAGCCCGTACCCCTAAAAAACAAAGCACGAGTATTTAAATGCGTGGGTCAAGTATCTACTGGTAAGCGGTGCGAGGTGCAGTGCACACTGTGCAAGCGAGCCTATGAGCCAAAAACAGAAAAAGAATAATTGGTCAGACTTATTAGTCAACATAGTAGGACACGAGCCACCCCCTGACTCGTTAGACCTTAGAAACTCTTTTATCGAAAACTGTTTAGCTGACCAAGACGGCAACAAAGTTACCCAAGCCGAGATTCATCTTACGATGCAGAAGGGCATCTATGACTGGGAACAACAAGCCCTATCCAAGAACGCTCGTCTTAATGGCTTGATTAGAGCGCCCTATAACACAGGTAAATCCCAACAAGTACCCATTGGTCTGTCTGCCTATATGACCACCCGTAAACACGAGCTGGAAACGCTCATTGTATCTGCTGATGGTGGTATCTCCACAAAGAGAATATTATCTCTAAGAGCCTTATTCCAGAGTGATATGTACCGGTACTGGTGCAAAGAACATAACTTTAATCCGGTAGAGTTTGATCGTACTGATACGGGATCTACGCAGAGGATCATAGTAAGTAGTCGTAACCGTACTGGTAACCCCACCTATGAAGCATATGCGGTACTCACCCAAACCACAGGGCAACGAGCTGGTGTCCTGATTCTTGATGATGTGTGCAATGATGAAGATCGTATATCTACGGCTCGTAGGGAAACGGTATGGAACAAAGTATCCAACACGTGGATCAAACGTGTACACGACAAAGGTATTGTTTTAAGCGTGTGTACACCATACCATCCTAATGACGCTAATAGTCGGTTAATGAAGTCGGGCATATTTAACGTGCTTCAGATTTCGGTAAAAGAAGATAAAACAGGATATAAGGTGGAAGAATGGAACAACCTAAAGTAGTGATGTACGCTCGATTCGGGCTAAAAGTACAACAACAAGAAATAGATCAAATAAAAAATAAAATGGATGAGTTTCTAGATATGATAGAAGCTAAACTTGTTGGTCAAAAGTGGGAAATATTAGCGAAGCACAAAAGCTCTAAGGCGATACACGAAATTATAAAGCAATGCAGTAAAAATGGATGGGCTATCCTGACATACGACCTTAAAACATTACATCAGCACCACTCAGGTGCAATGTCCTTAATAGCGGAGGGTGACGATGCAGGTGTGCCCGTCTACTTTATCGAAAGCGGTGCTGTCATGCAAACATTATTCAGTAGATTATGAGAGAACCAGATAAGGTCTGGGACATTCCCTTATGGGAAACCAATCACAGTAAACAACGACTGCTCCAAGAAGAAGCGATGGACTTTCTATCGTATAAACTGGGGTACGAAATGAGCGAGGAAACAGATGACCCAACGAGAAAGGCTTATAAACACTTTGACGGCTACAACCACTACCCTGATGGGAATCTTACGGCTCTCGATTACGATAGTAGTCATCCTGTCTGGCTTTGTGCTGATTTCAACAGGTCTCCTCATTGTTGGGCTCTTCTCCAAGTTAAAAAGGCTCGTAATGGGCTCAAACAGTATGTTGTCTTTGACGAAATCTTCTCCAAAGAGGCTTTAACTACCGAACAAGCCCTAAAGGCGGTAGAATTACTAAGAAAATGGGGTATTCCGAAGGTTTTATTGGCTGGAGACAATACTTCCAACCAAAAAAGTGGTAATTATGGTCGTGTAGGCAAAAATGATTGGGATTATGTCAGGGAAGTGCTTGAAGAGAACGATATTTTGTATAAAAACGAGCTGGACATCCAGAATCCTAAGCGAAAGGTGCGTGTAGATAAAGTAAACAACGTAATTTACGCTGGAATCAATGGAGAAAGGCGTTTATTGGTCAATACACGCTGCGAACACGTCATAAAAGACTATATGTACTCTATCGTGAACGATAAAGGGCTGAAAATAGACAATGGGGATCGTGGACACATGTCTGATGCTACTGATTACGCCATCTGGCGTAACGAAAGAGGCTCCGCCTCCCCCATGTACGTGCTCCGCTAACTTCTTTTTATAGCTTTAGCTCGTTTACCCATTCCAACCCGTCTCTTTTCACGTACCGCCTTTTTGCCTTCGCCACGCTTACGTAGTTCTTGCCACGTTACTGGGGTCTTAGAGGAAACCTTAACGGTAGGTCGGCACTTTTTTACGCCCTTGAACTTAGCAGAGCCACAAGCCTGCCCATCTTGGGTCTTCCACTTCTCCTTCATCCATCGGGCTACACCAGTCTTACCTGACTTGGCTCCTTTATAGGTTCCACCCCTTTTCTTGTATTCCTTTACTATCCACGCAGAAGCATACGCACTAGGGAATATTTTGAACTTACGTTTAGCCTCAGATTTAACTCGGCTGTATAAGGCTGGTTTTGCTGGAGTATTTGCCATAATTATGTGAAACTTATGATCGAATCACCCTAAAGTTCAATACCAATATCTTTACCGTACAACGCTAGCTTAGTAGATTGTAGCTGTTTTTTTTTAGGTTTTTTGTACTTTTTGACTAAATCTTTTGCCTTAATAGGTTCGTACACCCTAACTTTATTTGTATTGATTGTTATACATAGCACGACGTAATCAGATAATAACGGACTCTTGACTAAAGGATCATTTTTCTGAAACATCCATGAAAGACCGAATTGATTAGCCGTTTGTAACAGCTGGCTTTTTACGTGAAGGTTATGAGCGTTATTTACGATCATATCTGCACTATACGACTTGTTTCTACCCTTGTATATAGCTAAGTCCGGTTTCGTGCAATCCTGGTTCATATCTGTATACGTCAACCACACAGCATATTCCGCTAACTTACCATAGTAAATATCTTGTTTAATTTTACTAGGATCGTCTTGACCACGCCTCTTGTATTCTGCTTTGTTGGTTCGATAACACTTTTCCGCAAAGTCAATAATCTGTAACTTGTACGTATTATCCATGATTACTTCTTTATGCTTCATGTCTATTAAGTTTAGTATTGAATCTTTATGGAATATACGTATATTTTTGACACCATGAGTAGCAAAAAAGACCCAAAACTTATAAGGTACGGAGTAAGTGGCTATAACAAGCCTAAAAGAACTCCAAATCACCCTACTAAGTCTCATATTGTAGTAGCAAAAGTGGGCAACAAAGTAAAGGTTATACGCTTTGGTCAACAGGGTGTATCAGGTGCGGGCAAGAACCCTAAGACCAAGGCTGCAAAAGCTAGACGTAAGTCTTTCAAGGCTAGACACGCAAAGAACATAGCCAAGGGGCGTATGTCAGCAGCGTATTGGGCGGATAAAGTAAAATGGTAATAACAGTATTATGCCTCTTCAGCGTGGTTCTTCACCGAATATTATTCAGCAAAACATTCGACAACTCATCAAAGAGGGTTATACGAGGCAGCAAGCCGTCGCAATAGCCCTACAATACTCAAGAAAGTAATGATAGACACTTCAAAGTTATATTCCGTATCCAAAGACGCTGTCGAAGACATCGTAATGAAAGAAACTCGTCACCCGTATTACAGTGTGGTTCTTGACCGTGCTAAGATGATGAACAGCTGGTTTCAGGCGGAGTATGATGAGTACACAGCCATTTCTAGCACCGTGTTTTCTGATAAGTCCTATATCATTGACCAGAGCAGTATAGAATCGGATGAAGAGTACAGAGAGCGTTTATCCCGAATGAAGTTGTTTCCACTAGAGCAAAAGTTCTTCTCGGCTCAACAGCGTATCTATGACGAAAACAACGTCAACCGAATGTACCCTGAAAACAAAAACTTTTGGAAGTGGAAGGAAACGAATTTTGATGATGCAGGTTGTTCTATTACCGAGTTCTACCGAGACAAGGTTCTCTTCGTAAAAGAGGTTCTTGGATTCGGGGCTGTAGTTACAGACCTCATGATGGATGGTAACGGAAACCCTGTTATGGACGAAGATGGAAACGTAGTACCCTATAACTTTGTTGTACGTCCCCACGAAATATGGAACTTTCAAGTGAAGCAAGGCGCTCTCACGTTGCTTGTTACTCGTCAAATGTATTACGACCTAGACAACGTTAAGAAGCATAAGTGGACTGCCTACACACCTGAGTACATCTGCGTGTACATAGAAGAGAACGGGAAGAAACAAAAGACTCTGGAAATACCTAACCCATTTGGGGAAGTTCCAGCCACGCTACTCAAGGGTCAGACGGATGCTAATAGTTCGTTCATTGTAGGTAAACCCCGTAGGTATTGTTTAAAGGGTATGTACCTAGCCTCTTCTGAATTGTTCTACGATCTAAAGAAGGGCTCTGAACTATTTGGGCATCCTATTCCTGTTCTCACAGATTCTATAGTTCGTAGTTTAGCTGGTGTAGCCGATGATGATAAGTATGATTCTCGAACCATCAAAGAGGGTGTAGGTATGGCTATCATCATTCCTGATGACCAACAAATACCTAGTAATATGTTGTACCAAGCAGATATGCAGGGTCTTCAACACCTAAGAGATGTAATCTTTGGAGATTTGATGTCGCTCATCTTTTCTATGGCTCAAGTTAGAGATAAGTCCATCGTTAAGAGTAATGTGTCTGGTTCAGCTAAACGTTTTGATAACGTAGAAGAACAAGGGTTACTAGCCACTACGGCTATGGACATGGAAATGATAGAGATGCAGGTACTCAAGAGAATGGCTAAGGTTCGTGATGAGGATTATGACGGATACGCTGTTACATACTCGAAACATTACGACCTGTCTAGTGCAGACGAGATATTCCAAGACATTACCGAAGGAATGCAGTATCACGCTATGTCTCTACCTCTTATCAAGAAGTTGACTAGCGAATACATGCGCAAGCGCTCTATGCCGCAAGAAGATATTGAAGAAGTAATGCAGCACTTTGATGATTATGGTATGCCCAAAACAGCTACTGATCTACGAAATTTAGTGGATATTTTACCACAAGAAGAACTTCAACGCCAAGCACAAGTTGGTATTGAAACACAAAGCGAGCAATAATTAACTTATAATCACATTATGAGCGAACAAAACATAGAGCAAGCTGATGCTCCTGAATCAGCAGTAGAGGAGACAACCTCACAAAACACCGTACAAACACAGCAACCAGAGTTCGATAAAGACAAATTCTTTCGTGGTGCATACAACGAAGGAAAAAGTAAGGTCGAAAAGGACGTTGTTGGTAAGTTCTCTGAATTACTGGGGGATAACGTTGATTCATTAGAAGATGCCTTTTCACGTATCCAACAAACTTTAGCTCCTAAACAAGAGGAGAAAGGAGAGGCTGAAAAGCTACGTGAACTATTGCAACAATATCAGCAAGAGGCTGAGTCTGCAAAAGAGCAACTAATGATGACACAAATGGAGAATCGCATAAACACTGAGTTTCAATCAGCGTTTGGTGCACTCCAACAAGATAATGAACTGACTT